GCAACATTTAAAGAAAGCAACTGAAATATTACCTAAAGGAAGTATTATTGTTTTTCCTAGCTTTGTTTGGCATAGAGTTAAACCAGTAACAAGAGGAGTAAGATATTCACTTGTCTTATGGCATTTGGGTTATCCATTTAAGTAATGCAAATAAATAATTATTTTTCAACTCCAATATGGAGTGAAGAAAAACCAGAGTTTGTTAAATCATTAAATAAAGCTAGTGATAAATATATTAAAGAATCTAGAAAAACTCAAAAAAAATATATTAAACAATACGGTGACTTTGGAACCAGTTATCATTCAACGCCATTAACAAAAGATAATGATTTTATAGATTTGAGAAATTATATAGGTCAAAAGTCTTGGGAATTTTTAGACCATCATGGTTATGATATGAAACAATATCAAACCATGTTTTCTGAAATGTGGGTACAAGAATTTGCTAAAAAAGGTGGTGGTCATCATTCCGCTCACGTGCACTGGAATCAGCACGTCTCAGGTTTCTATTTTCTAAAGTGTAGTGAAAAAACTTCTTACCCTATCTTTCACGAACCGAGAGGTGGTGCAAGAGCTACTAAATTAAGAATGAAACCAGAATTAAAAGGAGTCTTCCTTGGTACTGAGTTAGTTCATTTTAGACCCAAGCCAGGAACCCTAATTATCTTCCCAGGATATTTGCAACACGAATACGCAGTCGATCACGGTAAGGAACCGTTTAGATTTATTCACTGGAACATAACTGCCATACCTAAAGAGATGGCTAAAGATGTTTAAGAAAGATAAATATTGTATTATACGCCAAGCTATCTCAAAAGATCTAGCTGCCTTTGTGGCAAATTACTTTGTCATAAAAAAACAGGTATATGATACCTGTCGACAAACAAGATTTATTTCCCCTTATGAAGTTTTATTAGGTGAGTATGAGGGCGACGACGGTCAGATCCCACACACCTATTCTTGCTATTCAGATATTGCTATGGAAACTTTAATGTTGAAGTGTCAGCCCATTATGGAAAAGACCACAGGATTGAAATTGATTCCTGCCTATACTTTTGCCAGAATTTATAAAAATGGCGATGTTCTTAAAAGGCATAAAGATAGGTTTAGTTGTGAGATATCCACCACTATGAATTTAGGAGGAGATGCTTGGCCTATTTATTTAGATCCCACTGGAGCTAATAATGTTGTTGATGAAAAGAAAAATTTAATTAAACCTAATGCTCCAAAAGGCATAAAAGTAGATTTAAAGGTAGGAGATATGCTGGTCTACAGTGGCTGTGAACTGGAGCATTGGAGAAATAAATTCAAAGGTAAAGAATGTATTCAGGTATTTTTACACTATAATAATCGCAAGACGCCAGGAGCTAAAGATAATATGTTCGACAAGCGACCTCATTTAGGTCTTCCTTCTTGGTTTAAGAAATGATATAGCTTTACGATGGAGACAGTGAATCCACCACATACCTCACTGTCTCCTTCATAAGGCTATATTATATGTTAGGATTTGCATCTATTGGAGAATTAACTTTTGGCGGCTTAGGCCACGCAGGCGCTGTAATTATTGTTACAGGTAATGCTGTTACTATCTCACAAGGATCACCTACTATTAGTGGCGCAGCTACTGTTGATGTTACAGGAAACACTGTTACTGTAAGCCAAAACGCCGATGGTATCACCTTTATAATTAAAGCAAATATCTTTCCAACAGGTAATGAGCTTACAATTTCTACTGGCGCAGAGGATGTGAATGTGATAACGTGGGTACCAATTGATCCAGATGCTAGTCAAACATGGACCAATATAGACCCATTATAGGAGAATTATGGCATCAACGTATACAACTAATTTACAAATAGAGAAAGTAACCACAGGTGAAAAAGCTGGGTTATGGGGAACAGTAACTAATACTAATTTAGAAATTTTAGAACAGGCATCCAGTGGCTATATAGAGGTGGATGTAGCAGCGTCCGATGTAACATTAACCCTTAGCCAAGGAGCAACGTCCAATGGAAAGAATTTATTTTTTAAGTTAACAGGAACGTTAGCATCTAATCGACAATTCATTATGCCCGCTTCAGCTGAACGGGTATATATAGTTCAAGATGCAACGGTTCGAGGAGCTTCTAATCGTACTCTAGATGTTTTAACAGCATCATCTTCTAATGCAGTACCCATTCCTCCAGGATCAACGATGTTGGTTTACTCAGATGGAACGGATACTTCTTTAGGTTTATTAACTAAAGGCTATGCAACTATTACAGATACAAATAGTCCCTACACCACAGTTGCAGGTGCACAAATTTTTGCTAACACTACTTCTAACCCTATTACCATTAATCTTCCTGCGGGTGTTGTAGGTGATGAAATAACTATAATTGATACTCGAGCCACATGGGCATCTAATAATGTCACTGTCGACTCTAATGGATCAGAAACAATTAATGGGTCAACCGACGATTTAGTTTTAAGTAATAATGGCCAATCTCTTACTTTAGTATATATAGATTCAACTCGTGGCTGGTCTTATAAAACTAACTATACTTCATAGGAGCTAAAAATATGGCTCTTGTAGATTTTAAACTACTTCCTGGAATCGATAAACAACAAACTCAAGTCGGTGCCGAAAGGCGTTGGGTAGATTCTGATAATGTTAGGTTCCGATATGGTCTTCCTGAAAAAGTAGGAGGATGGTCTTCTTTATTAACTGATACTATTGTAGGAGTAGCTAGAGCTCAACACTCTTTTGTTGATCTGGATGGTAACCGATACGTAGCTATTGGAACAGATAAATTTTTACTAATTTATTATGAAGGTCAGCTTTATGACATTACTCCTTTAGAAACAACTATTTCGAGTGCTACATTTACTTTCAATGGCACCACAACCATTACTATTACAACAAGTGCGGCTCATAACTTACTTGCAGGCGCTATTATTTTATTTGATAGTGTAACTCTGCCTGGAGGTACAGGGCTTTCTGATTCTGATTTTGAAGATAAATTATTTCAAGTTATTACCACTCCTACTTCAACCACTTTTACTGTTACATTTACCAGTACAGGATCTTCAGCCACAGGAGGAAGTGTAGACTTAAAACCATACACACCCGTGGGCCCTGCGGAACAAACTTATGGTTATGGTTTTGGTGTTGGAAATTTTGGTGGAACCGTTTCAGGTGTCGCTACTAATGATTTAGATGGTGCTTTAGCAGCCGACGGCAATGGAAACAATGGTTCATCTACTCAAATTAGACTAACCGATGCATCGGGTTTTCCTGCTTCAGGAACGATTGCAGTTGGAAATGAATTAATTACGTATGCAAGTAAATCAACCAATGAATTAGTAACTATTGCGCGGGCTCAGAAAGGAACTGCTACAGCTATTCATGCTGATGCAGCGACAGTAGATAATGCAACGAACTATGCAGGCTGGGGATCGGCAGTTGCAGCTTCAACGGTTACTTTAGAACCAGGACTTTGGTCTTTGGATAATTTTGGAGATGTCTTACTGGCTACGATTGCCAATGGAAAAACTTATACCTGGGATTCGAGTATTGCAGCACGGTTCACGACTCGTGCATCAACAAGCACTACAAGTTATGTAACAACCGCAGCTCCAACAGCGTCTCGAGTCATGATGATGTCACCAGTAACACGACACTTAGTTTTATTGGGAACTGAAACTACGCTTGCAGATGCATCGACCCAGGACGATATGTTTGTACGGTTCTCGGATCAGGAAACGATTAATACATTTGCCCCAACAGCTACCAACAGTGCAGGTAGTCAAAGACTTCAAGATGGCACCAAGATTATGGGAGCTCTTAAAGCAAAAGATAATATTCTAGTATGGACGGATACTGCGCTCTATACCATGAAACATGTAGGTGCGCCTTTTACTTTTGGATTTGAACAAGTTGGAACGAACTGTGGATTGATTGGTCAAAATGCTGTCGTAGAAATTGATGGTGTAGCCTACTGGATGAGCACGAAAGGGTTCTTCCTCTTTGATGGTACAGTTAAATCTTTAAGTTGTACGATTGAAGATTATGTTTATGATGATATTGATACCACAAAAGGTCAACAGGTTTGTGCCGCGATTAATAATTTATTTACCGAAGTCGTATGGTATTATCCAACTGATGGTGCAAGTTACAATGATCGTTATGCTGTATATAACTTTGGAGAATCTGCAGGGAGTGCAGAAAACAAAATACCAGGAGGAGTGTGGTACCCAGGTACCGAAGCAAGAACTTCATGGATGCCTGCTAATATTTATCCCAACCCTCATGCAACTAAATTTGATTCATCAGCTACAGGAACTTTTCCTAGTGTGATTGGTGAAACAGGTTTAGGTCAAACAGTTTATTATGAACAGGAGGTGGGTAGCAATCAAATTAATCCAGATGGATCAAGTACTGCTATAGCAGGCAGTTTAGAATCCTATGACTTTGATTTAGAAGTGGGAGGATCAGGTCAGCATTATCTATCGATCAGTCGATTCTTACCCGACTTTAAAACTTTAACAGGGAACGCAACGGTGACTTTAAATCTTAAACGTTTCCCATCAAGTACCGCAACCGCAAGTATCTATAGTCCTTTTACCGTGACTTCTTCTTCAACTCAGTTTAATACTAGAGCTCGAGGAAGGTTTGCAAGTGTGAAGATTGCCAACAGCGCGGTCGATGAAACATGGAGATTTGGAACTATGAGGCTGGATGTTAAACCAGACGGGATGAGATAATGGCTAAGATACTAATTAAAATACCTGAACCCAAAGAAGAGTATGATTTCTCTAACCAGAAACAAATTTCAAAAGCGTTAAGTGGAATTGTAGAACAATTGAACTCAACGTTTTTACAACAACAAAAGGAAGATCAGGAACGATTGAACTGGTTTCTAGCTTAATGGCAAATGTATATAAGAATATTCAAACAATTATTACTTCATCAGCTTCAAAGGATGATATGTATACCTGTCCTGATGCAACAACGGCCGTTATTAAAACGATTAGAATTTATAACATTCATGGAAGTTCATTAGCAGTGACAACTACCGTGTATGACTCCTCTTCAACAACCAATTTTAAATATGATACCACTACTTGTTTATCTGATAACAGTGTGGATATTTTAACTTTTAATAATGTTCTAGTCTTAGAGGAAGCGGATATTTTAAAGATGGAGACACCCACAGGGAATAAAATTGAAATGACAGCCAGTGTGCTGGAGATTAGTAGGAATTAATGTCGTTTAAAGAAAAAGGATTTGTTACCGTTAAAGATGTTAATGGTAAAAAAGTGGAGGAAATTCAAAGTGAAACGATCATTACGGTCACTAACAAGGTAACAGGTAAAGAGTATGGATCGGATGCTGAAGCTGCTGCCGATGTTAAAGATCCCAATACTACAACTAAAAAGGAGGATATAAGAAGGGACGTCTTGATAGATATTAAAAAAATGCCAAGCCTATTATCAAAGTCTGACCTTGTAAAAAGGTAGTTTTTTGTGTAAAGGTATAGGCTCAGGTGAAATCCCTGCCTTTACTTAATAATCAAATAAGATAGTTTAAATTATGCCATTCAAATCAGAAAAACAACGTAAGTATTTATGGGCCAACGAGCCAGCAATTGCTCGAGACTGGACCGATACTTATGGTAGTCGAATTCAGAAAGATGATGGAGGTGTTATTATTCAAGGTGGAGTAAAGAATTATTTTCCATCAAAAGAAGTAACAGTACCTGTAGAAGCAAAGTCTTCTAAAGATCATGTTAAAGCACATTTAGCTTATATTACAGATAAAGAACAAGATTTACTTATAAAGAAAAATTTACACGGATCCTTAAAAGGTAAACCAAATAGAGGACCAGGAGGTTTACCAAGTCTCGAAGGAGATTTTGGAGATCCAGAAGGAAGAACTGATAGACCTGATCAAACTTATAGTCCAGCAGGACCAGATGTAGTCACCCATAGAGCTACAGGTGAAGGTGGTCAAAGATATGCACCCGTTGTAATACCTCATAGAGGTGAAAAAATTAATGAGCGTTTAAAT